ATAATAATTGGTATACAGATGTTATACCGGCTTCTGGAGGGTTCTTTAAGAAAGGATACCAAGATTTGGATTCTAATGTAGATCCTTACTACTCAACTTCAACCACGAAGTTAGGTGTTTTAACGAATTTTGATGTTAACGGGGATCCAATCCCAACACCTCAAGCGGCAACGTATAACCCTATTATTGTTGGGGCACCTTACTTCTTTTACTTTGGATTAAGTAATGGTAAAACTGCAATGGATTTATTTGCTAAACTATATATTAATACAAACGAATAATGATTGATAATACAACAAATATAGTATTAGGGAGTTTAAGATATAAAGGATCTAGTGACACAAATCTTTTTGTTAACGTACCTTTAGAACAGACTCAAAAAGAAATTGATGAATTTGACAGAAATGTTAATATAAGTTTACAACAAGTTTTTGATGATGAACGACAATCATCTACAATTTTTAGACCCGTTACAAAATATACATTCCTATTTAAAAATGAATATGTTGGGTCAGCTACTTATGTTCCGTTTAGAAATAATTTGTATTACACTAACGCAATTAATAACGCAATATCTTACGCAACTAACCCTAACACACCATGGGAGGGTTATCCTCAATATACTGAGTTTGATTTTATAAGATTAGATAATAATATTCAGGGTTATACTCAACCACCAAATAACCATGTTACATTTATTAATAAAAGTGCATCAACATATAATTGGACTCACTATGTAAGTTATCCATTTATTAATGATTATAATAAACCATTATTTGCGATTGACCCTAAAACTTCTGTTTCTTGGTATTGGACATCTTCCGATGGTATTCCTTTTACTATAACATCTGGAAGTGATGATAATGGTAATTATATAACATTTAATTGTCCTATGAAACATGGATTGTTGGTAGGTGAATATGTTGAGTTACCTTTTGATTATAATGGTGAGACAATATTTCAGGTTAATAGTCTTGGCGACTCAGGATTTGGTAGTGAGGAATATATATTCAAGATTTTTAATGTAGGTTTCATTGGAACCACATTCCAAAATGGGACTTCAGGTACATTTAAAAGAATTGTGAATAAAAGTAATCCAAACGAAACTAAATCTGAGTATTATATTAGAAAACATAAGATTTTAACTAATTCTGAATGTGCCTTATTAATAAAGGCTGGATTTGAACAAAACATTTTTGAATCTAAATCCAAATTTGAAAAAGATGTTTTAAGTCCTAACAATGTAAATCGTACTTCGGTTAAAGAAGGAAATCAATCTTATACGTTATCGTTTAATTGTGACATTGACATTAAACCATTACGTGATAATCAAAATAGACCGATAACTGAGTTGTTTTTCACAACAATATGGAAAGGGTATTTTGGTTGGACTAAAGGAATGAAACAGGGTTGGGAATTTAACCAACCATTAGAAGCTTCTCTACCTAATTCTTGGTGGGACCAAAATAACTTCCTATCAAATACAACTATAACTGAAGGTCAATATAATTCAAATACATTACCACCTGTTGGTCCTTTTTATTATAATGAGGATTTAATTTCTGGTGATACTATTGATGGTGATTTTTGTGAATGGAATGATTATGATCAAACAGAAAGAGTTATTTCAAGACACGTACATAAAATTATATATAATGATTTAAAGTTTAACGTTGAAACTAAGGCACCCCCATCAAATGAATTTGGTTATTACTATAATCCACATAACTCAATTGTGTTACGAGAATTTTCCGATTACATTGAGGAGGCAGAAGCTGGTTTAATATTCGGTGTTCCTGATTATGCATTCTATTCTAACCTATCAAATAGTTTTAGATGGAGAGACCTATATACTTATGGTTATATAGATAGTACAGGAGTTGGGGTTAATTATCCTTTTATGAATGGTAAACATTACCCATACGTAAATACAATATTTAGATTAACGCCTGAAGGAATTGGAGTACAAAACATAAATAATATTGCAGAACCGATCATTGATGAGTGTGAATAAGATTAAAATAATAAGACCAGTTAGTGACCAATACGTGGATATTCCTATTGAGATGAAATGGGATTTTTCAGGTAGGGAAGATAGTATAATGGACTATGAGAAAGAAATGGTAAAAGAAGTGATTGGTTTAGCCAATGATTTTGAAGTAAGTCGTTTTTCCCATAATTCAGACATTAATGGTAATACGGACATTAATTATGAGTTTTATTTCTATGATGGAGTTTTACCGATAACCTCAAATAATGTAAACCAAACAAATTGGGGTATATCCTATATTAATGAAGGTTTTACAAATGAGGAGGTATATTATTATAGTAAACCTTTTACTAAGTCATTCTTCAAGTTGGATTTTTACGATACAACTGATGAGAAAACTCAAAAAATATTTTTCACAATAATAGTACCTGTCCAACAGGGTGAGTTTATGAGTGTAACGTTAAACGCTTTATTGCCTAATGTTGATATCAGAAAACCTAAGTATAAGTTGGATTATATTGGTGATAAAGAAGGATTCTTTATCTACTGGTTAAGAGAAAGGGATTTTTATGACATAAGTGAATTTTATGTTTCGGGAAAATTCTTTGATGGTAAATTGGGAACTTATGTTGTAATGACTAATACTCCACAACCATTAATAACACCAAATAAATTTAATTTTTCACCTCAAGACTATTTTTATTACAAAGTAAACTTAGATTATAATAACAAGACATATGAGGTATCGTCCACTTCAACAACTTTAAGAGTTGGTAGTGCAACGACACCAATAAGATGGTATGAATACGTAAACCCATAATGGAAGAACAAAAATATTATTTTAAAATATCACCCGAAAACATTTTTGGAGATCTTAGATTGGTTCAATACACCGGTGGTACTGATGTATTTGATACTACCGATCCTTGTTGTCCTGTTTTAACGGGAGAAACAACCGTAACGGGTGTTGACTTTATTGGGGTATACACTGGTATGACTGACGTTTTATCGGGAGGAACTAATGGTGATTCTTTATTAACAGGGTTAACCATTCCAATATTATTCACACAAACTGCGGTGGATATGGGTTATTATTCTGTTTTTGATGGGGCAATCTTACAAAAAGAAGTTATAAATAATTTCTTATTTTCCGCAACAACAGTAAATCCATACACTTATTATTTTTATAATACTTCTGATACTGAATTTATTAAATTTTTATCATTGGTAACGTATGTTGTTGATTGGGGTGACGGATCACCAAAAGTTACATTAACAAGTGCTGCTCCTATATCACATAACTACCCAACATCCAATAGTGAATACGTAATAACTATGACCGCAACTTCACCGTGGGGTATATCGACAATCACTAAAACTATAACAACACCATTTGATGATGTGATGATAACTAACCCTAATGGGAATGCAACATTTACACCGGCTGGTGGTAATTGGGCCTCCACTTCATTTAATTATGATTACATTTTTAGTGGAGATTCAAATACGGATATAAATGACTTTTTCAGTTATAACTACACTACGGTACCATTCTTAGTGACAGGGTATACGGAATCAACAATAAATGACTTAGCTCAATATGGACCTAAGAGTAGTTTATATGGTGGTAAATTTAAATTGGGTATACAAGTTACGGGTACTTCAGGTAATGTTGGAACTGTTTGGGGTGAAGATCCAAGTGGATTATATACCGCATATACAATAAATCAAATTGATTATTTTGATTATGAGGATTTCACTCTTTTCATGGTGTATTCCTCAGGATTAACTCAAGATGATATTGTAATGTCGGGTTTAACAAAAAATGAGGCTTTAATAAATGTCATTGACCAACCAGAAGTCCAAACAGATATTTTCATAGAAAGAGGTAAAAACTCAGCGTTGGAATTTGTTGAAAGACTTGGTGAAGTTGACAATGTTGGGGACTTAGAAAAATACGGATATGGATTTTTTAATGTCAAAAAAGATCTTAGTTAAGTATTTATTAAATAAGAAAAAAATAAACTAAATATAAATTAAATTCTTGTGGCTACAGGTAATTACGGAACAATAAGAAGTGCGGACGTTAGTCCTGATGATGTAGAGATCATCTTGAATTATACGCCATCAAGGGACGAAACAGATAATTTTATTTTAACTAAGTTAGATGCGAAATCAATTTTACGACCATACTTTCATAACTCAACTACTGGTGGTAACTCAGGGGTTGAAATTTTAGGTGGTTTATATAACTTAAAATTACCTGCGGACCAATTCAATAAATTGGGGATTTATACCCTTTATATTAGACCTGCGGAAATAAGAACTAAGATAACTGATTGTGGTGTATTATCATCATTACCTAATGTGAAAGGTATTGTTATAGATTTAAATAACGTTCCTTCTCAATATAGAAATAAATTTGTTAATCAAGGTTTAATTGGTTTTAGAGTTGAGTACTTAAACTCGGATGGTACCAAAATACCTAATTTCTTTAGAGTGGTAACCTCATCTTTCTATTGTGAGCCAGTTATTCAAAACTTAACAAATACATCACAAAAAGCAATCAGATATAGATATGTTGAAAGTACGTCAAACTTACTTTTCTGTACTCTTTCACCATCATCATCACCAACTAACAAACCAAACGCAACACCGTTTATTGGTCAACCTGATCAGAATATTATTATAACAAACACATTCTTCAATCCAATCACAACTGAGGTTGAAATCGTAGAACATGATATATCTACATTGGCAATTGCTCTTTATGGTAATCAAACTAAATCTATTGATGATGGAATTTACACAATCTACGATAGTGCAAATAACATATACAAACAATACAACTTATTTGAGGTACGTGATCAATTTAATGAATTATTATATGAGGTTAGACAAGATAGAAATAATAACATTGATTTTAGTAAAAGTTTTAACAACATAGTATAAAAATGGCAGTAACAAGATATACGTGTCCACCTCAGTCTGCAAGCGGTCAAGGTACTTTTTCTGACAACTTAGTTGGTTTACAACTTGTTGATGGGGGAGGTTTTACCCAAGCAAATTTTGAATTTACTACTTCTATTACGGAAAAACAAGACAGAAACTTTTCAATCGGGGCATTTTCTGAACCTATTTCTTTAGATAGTTTAAATATTGAAAATGTAACGGAATCAAGAGTTCTTCAGGCTAATAATTTCAGAGTTTATCCTAATTTTGATTTATCGCAGGTTACTAATTTTACGTTATATGGGTCTTTAGTAAAAAGAATATCAACATCGGTATCTCACATTATTAACTTTTTCCCTGGTGGGATTGAAATTACTTCAAACCTACCTAACTTCAGTACTAGTGAGACTGCAACAAACATACAATATGATTCTGTTGAAAATGAAACATCATTTGATGTGTACATTAATGCGTTAAGAAACCCATTTGATATTGACTATAGTTCAAATGCGAATAGAAATTTTGAATTACTTGAAATTGAAGTTTCTTCTTTAAGAAATTTTACATCAAATTATGCAAAATATTCATTATTTATAAATGATGGTGAATACCCTTTTATATTCTTTAGTCCGTCAAACAACACGTCTACAACATTAAGTTTTGTTGTAAAAGGTAATCCTTTTTCTGGTAATAACATATCTTATGACACATTGGTCATTAGACCTAATGATATGTATGTTAATAAGACATTCAACGAATCTATGGATGAGGTTGAACAATTTTTGTTAAATAGATCAATAACTCCGATTTATACATCAACGTTTACCGTTCCAAGAGAGAATGAAGATGGGACAATTTATTTGACTACTCAAACAATCACATTCCCTAAAAATGGGGTATGGAATTTGGATATTACATCAGCGGCTTTTGATAATTACCTTTTAACATTAAATGAATTTGCCGCAAATTTAGATTCATATAGAACTAATTTAATATCACGTTTTTTAACTACAGGGGCAATTAAAGAGTTTGATACTCCTGATCAAAAAATAGAAAAAGTTTTACAAATTTATGGTAGAAGTTTCGATGAAACTAAAAAGTTTATATCGGCTTTATCAAACATGAATAATGTTAACTATAATATTAAAAATGATATACCATCACAATTACTAAAGAATTTAGCAATGACGTTAGGTTGGGACACAAATATATCCCCAATCACAAACGATCAATTATTAGATTCTGTATTTGGTACTGGTAGTAACAATTTTAGTGGTTTATCGGTTGGTATGACACCTGAGGAACTTAACTACCAATACTATAGAAACTTAATATTAAATTCGGCTTACTTATTCAAATCTAAAGGTACTAGAAAATCAATTGAAATATTATTAAGATTGATTGGGGCACCTGAAGCTTTAATTGAATTTAACGAATACATTTATATTGCGGATCAAAAGATTAATATACAAGAATTTAATGGTCAATACGCTCAATTATCGGGAGG